CCGCAAATGGCGTGGTTGATCGTTGAGGCGAAACGCCTCGATGTCACGGTGTCGGAATTGCTGCGGCGGTTGCTCGATACCCATCCTGAAAGGAAGTCCCATGCCGGACGGAACCGCCGCGATAAGGACGAAGAGATCGAAGCTGCTGGCCGTGAAACCTGAAGCGGTCAAGCTGCGCAAACCAAAAATCCTGGTTTACGGCGCGTCTGGTGTGGGCAAGACCTACTTCGCGCTGGACTTCCCCGACGTTTACATGATCGACGTGGAAGGCGGCGCCACGCAACCGGAATACGTCGAGAAGCTGCGCGCCTCGGGTGGTCTCTATCTCGGTCCCGACGATGGCGCCTCATCCTTCGATGTCGTCATGGGCCAGATCAAGGCGCTCGCCACCGAAAGCCATGATCGCAAGACGCTGGTGATCGATAGCGCGACCAAACTGTTCGCCAACGAAATCGCCCGCGAGGCGGAACGGTTGTCCGATGCTGGCAAGAAGAACGAGTTCGGCGCCGACCGCAAGCCCGCCGTCAACTACATGCGCCACATGGTCAACTGGCTGGTTCGCCTGGATATGAACGTGATCCTGATCTGCGGCGAAATCGCGGAATGGGGCAAGGGCGCCAATGGCGAGCGCGAGCAGATCGGCACCATCTTCGACTGCTGGCCCAGGCTTGAGTACGAACTGGACCTGGCCGTGCAGGTGCTGAAAGCCGGCCCACGCCGGATCGGGCGGGTGCGGAAAACCCGCATCGCCGCGTTCCCCGAGGCCAGCACATTTGAATTCAGTTACGACACCTTCGCCCGGATGTACGGTATCGCGGTGATCCGAGAGCCATCGCAACCGGTCAATCTGATCACACCGGAACAACGCGCGGAGATCAGTCACCTACTGGATATCGTCAAGCTGGAAGATGGCACCGTGGACAAATGGCTCGCCGCCGCGAACGTCGCATCGTGGGACGAGATGGAATCGCATCGCGCCGACAAGGCCATCGCCTATCTGCGGAACAGGATAGCCGCCATCGAAAACGTGTGATGCGTGTCGTTCCGGTCGCGTCCACATCGCCAAAGTTACTGGCGCGCGATCGGATCGGAGATTTACATATCGAGGCTGTGTACGATCCGAAAGACGGCCAACGCTATCTGTCGATAGGCGTTGGGGATAAAACTGTCCGGCGCACCTGGATCGACGCTGGACAGGCCAACGAACTCACCAGAAAACTGGTCGAGATGATCCCCTTACTTTGGAGTAAATGACATGCGTATTCCGACACCTGTAAGCAAGGAAGTCGCCGATGCCGCCAGTAACGCATTCGCCCCGTGGCGCCCCGGCGATTACGATTTCGAGGTCCATGACGCGGCCGATGATCGCAGCAAATCAGGCAATGACATGGTGAAGTTGACACTTCATGTTTTCAACGCGGAAGGCAACAAACGAACAGTGTTCGACTACCTTCTTCCCGATGAAAAATGGCAAAGCAAGGTCCGCCATTTTTGTGAATCCATCGGCATTGAATCGGAATACGATCAAGGGAATCTTGACCCGTTCGATATGGTCGGCAAGCAGGGTCAGTTGAAATTGCGTATCAAGCCCGCTCAGGGCGATTATCCAGCCAACAATTCCGTGGCGGATTACATCGCCAGGAATGGCCAGGCCAAGGCGTCACCACGTCCGGCAGCGCCAAAAGCGGCGGCGCCCGCGAAGTCGCCCGCTCCATCTTGGGACGCTCCACGCGGGGGTGATCTGGACGATGAGATTCCGTTCTGATGCCGGAAAAAACTGACCGCTCGTTCAAGCCGCCAAACGAGCCGCCATCGCACACCGGCGAACTATGGCTCAACCCGGACAAAACCATCGGCGGTGTGATCACGGACCTCTTCCTTTGGCCGATTCATTTCGTGGCGGTCAAGGAAGAGGACCACTATTACATTCGAGGTTGGCGCGGCAGGCCACCGGAGTTCCTGCGTGTGCCGCTGATTGATGACGACGTGAAACCAGTGCGGGACACATGACCTTCAACGTGGAACTGAATGAGGACCAGGCGCGGGCACGCGAGCAAATCGAGGCGTCCATTGTCATGCGGCGCCCGCATTTGCTGACCGGCGTGGCCGGCTCCGGTAAAACGACGCTGGTGCAGGCCATCGCCGCCGATCACGCCAGTCGGCGCACCATTGCCGGACAGTCCCGTGTCCGGCTCGCCGCGCCGACACACAAAGCCGCCGCCGTGCTGTCGCGCAAGTTGGTGGCCGCCGGTCTGGATATCCCCTGCGGCACCATCCATTCGATGCTGTCGCTACGCCCCAAGGCGCAAGGCGATCGTCAGGTGTTCGTCCGCGCGCCACACGCCAGGCCAATTCCTGAAGACCTGATATTCGTGGATGAGGCGTCCATGCTGGATTCTTCGCTGATGCAGCATATTGATCGATACCTCGCCGGCAAGGCGGTGGTGTTGATTGGGGATAAGGCGCAAATCCCTCCCGTGGGCGAGGCGGAAAGCCGCGCCTTCGACGTGATGCCCGCGAGCCATCTGGACACGATCTGCCGGCAGGCCGAAGGCAACCCCATCATCGCCGCCGCGTCCGTCATCCGCGGCACGCAGGATAACCCCGATCTGCCCATGGACTGGTCCTGGGCGCGCGAGGCACGGGGAACGCCTGGGACAGCGTTGGAGAAGACCGGGGTATTCGTGCCGCCGCGCGCTGACGTGGACGCCTGGCTGCGCCGTGCCATGACGTGCGAGGCGTTCCATGCCGATCCCGACTTCGCACGCTACCTCTGCTACACCAACGATCGCGTGGCGGAGATCAACACTCGTATTCGGCGCTGGATACACGGTGACAGCGCGGTGCGGCCAGGCGCGCCGCCGTTCCTGCCCGGCGAGATGGCGCTGATGCGCTCGCCGCTGATAGTCGAGGAATCGGTTCAGATCGCCACCAACGAGGAAGTAACGGTGCTGGCGATCGAATCAGGAGCGCACCTGGGCATTGGCACCTGGGACATGAAGGTAAAGACCGAGGCTGGTGTTGACCATGACATTCATCTGCCGCGTGATTTCACTGGATATCAGATCAGGCTCAATGAGATGCGCGATATGTGTAAGGTAGACAATTCCTTGTGGGATCAGTTCCACGAGTTCAAGGATCAATTCATTCGCGCGCAGTCGATCTATGCCATGACGCTGCACGCCTCGCAGGGATCGACCTTCCGGTTCACCTTCCTCGATATCCCCAATGTCCGCTCGAAGATGGCGGAAAGTCCGCTGGAAGTGCGGCGGCTGCTATACACGGGAGCCACCCGCGCATCGGACGGCCTGGTGTTGGTCGGGGTGTGAGCGGTTGACGACAGTTCCGTGACGGCGCATTCTGCCTAGAATTAAAGGGATCGGAAAATGTCAGACCGCCGTGGAAAGCCCCTCTTCATCGAGGCGCCGCCCGATTTGCATCATGCCGTCCGGGTCGCCGCCGCTGTCAGCGGCAAGACGCTCCGCCAATGGATGATCGAAGCCGCGACGGCCAAGCTGGCGGGCGGTTGCCCGTGCGAAGAGGAACTCGCGCCGGCGGGGGAGTGATCCCATGCTGGTGCCGTCATCCGCGTTCGCCATCGCGTTTCGCGAGCATGTCACGCCGCGCCTGCGGTCCATGACGATCGATGTGGCCGGCGCGCTCGCCAGGGACGAGATGACGTTCGGCGAGGCATGGGCCGAGGTCATGACCGAGGCCATTCGTCTGGGCGCGTCATACCTGTCCGAAGCGCATTACGAGGCGTTGTCGGATTGGCTTGGCGCTTTACTGCTTACCGAAGCAGATCGGGTCCAGGACGAGACGGATGCGGCCGATGCGTTGGTGGCGCGGCTGTCACACGAACCTTCCCGGCTAAAATTGCGTGAAGCGGTCAGGACATACCTCAATGGCGGGTAACTTCTTCGATGAGCCGATCCTGCCCACACCCCGTCGCCGCTCGCCTCGCAAGAAGCCGCTCGTGAATGGTCATGACGCTGACCCGGATCAAGGATGGTATCCCGAGGTCGAAGACCCGTCCAAGCCGGTCATTCGTGTTATCAACGGGTTGCGCCACCGTGCCGCCGATCATGGCCTGATCGCGCTCGCGCGGGCCAAGGTTCCGTTCTTTCAGCGCGACCGCTCGCTGGTCAGGGTATCCATGGCGAAGGCGAAAACCTCGGACGGCACCGTGATCGAGGTCGCCGGCATCATCGGGGTCACGTTACCTGTCCTGGGCCGCGCGCTCGGCACCGTGGCGGAATGGGAAAAGGCCCTGAAAACCGGCGATCCGGTTCGCACCGACCCGCCACGCGAAGTCGTGGAACAAATTGCCGCCATGTCGGGCGATTGGCCGTTTCCACCCATAACCGGAGTCATCAGCACTCCGACCATGCGGCCAGATGGCACGATCCTGGCAACGCCTGGTTATGACGACGCGACCGGCTTCGTGCTGGTCAACCCGCCCGTCATGCCACTGGTGCCGGATAATCCGACCCGACTGGACGCCGACCGGGCGATCGAGACCTTGCAAGGGTTGCTGGTGGAATTTCCCTTCGCCGACGAGGCGAGCCGGGCCGTCGCGCTGTCCATGGTGATGACCACGGTGCTGCGTGGCGCGCTCTTGCCAGCCGTGCCCATGCACGTCGCCACCGCGCCGCAGCCGGGCACGGGCAAAAGCTACCTCGCTGACATCGCCGCCACGGTATCGACCGGTGAGCGATGCGCCGTGCTGGCGCAGGCGCCGAACCCGGAGGAAACCGAAAAGCGTCTGATCGGAGCCGCCCTCGCCGGCCAGCAGATCATCGCCATCGACAATGTTTCGGACATGATGGTGGGGGATTTCCTTAATCAGTTGACCGAGCGGCCCATTCTTCAGGTGCGCGGCCTCGGATCGAGCAACATGCCGCGCATCGCGAACAGCTTCACGGTGTTCGCCAACGGCAACAATCTGTCGGCGCCCGCCGATCTGGTGCGCCGGACCCTGGTGTGCCGTCTCGACGCCGATCTGGAAAATCCCGAGGAACGGGAATTCGAGGCTGATCCGGTTCAGATGGTCCTGGCTAACCGTGGACTTTACATCGCTGCCTGCCTGACCATCGGACGGGCCTACATCGCCGCGGGCAGGCCGAAACCCTGCCGCGCGCTGGCCAGTTTCGAGCGGTGGTCCAATTTGGTGCGGTCCTCCCTGGTGTGGCTTGGCTGTGCCGATCCTTGTTTGTCCATGGATGTCGCCCGTTCGGAAGACCCCATTCGCGCGGCACGCGCGGCTGTCTTTCGGACGTGGGAACGCTATGGATGGGTGGGTATTCCAGGTCGTACGGCATCGGAACTCATCGAAGACGCTGACGAACGGGACGAGCATGGATTCGTCAGACAGCCATTCCGGGATGCCTGCATGATCGTCGCATCTGACAGAAGTGGCCATTCCATATCAGGCCAGAGATTAGGTAAGTGGTTGGCTAAAAACAATAATAACAGAGTAGGAGACCTCAAACTCACAGTTAACCGGAATGATATTTCACGGCTTAAATGGATTTTGACAAAAGACAAAAATGCGGGATAGCTAGTATTGCGGGTTGCGCCATGTAGGTTTTCACTAGAATCATTATCGTATTTTGTAACGAGTTTTTCGTGACGGGGTATTGGGGGAAACCCGCAAAAGTAGCATAACCCGCATTGGTGAAAAACCACAATTCAATGGAATCAATGACATGACCCTCATCCAACCCCTCGCCCTCGCCACCCTCGAAGCCGCCGCCCGCGCGATCTACGACGCCGATCCGCAACTGGGACCCAACGGACCCGTCCCATGGGACCAGCAGCACACACCGCTGCGCGCCGTCTGTATCGCCCAGGCCCGAGCCGCCATCGAAGCGATCCGAACGCCCTCCCAGGCGATGATCCGGGCCGGCGGTGCGGAAGGATACGCCTACCCAGGCGGAGCCACCGATTTCGCCGCCGTCTGGACCGCCATGATTGATACACTGCTCGCCGACCCATGACCTGCCCGCCAACATGCCCAGCGCGCCTTCCTACAATCCCATACACGGCGTGAATGCCCATCTCTTACCATCTGACCATGCGGGAGAGCGAAAATGGTCTACCAGTTCATTATATCAACCGATCCGAAAACCGGCGCCGACCTCGCCTCATGCGATGGCTTCCACGCCAAATCCTCCCGGTCATGCGCCGCCCGCGCCCTGGCACGGATGCTCATGGACGCGGAATGGGCGGATGGACCAATCGAAGCCAGGGGAACCGATGGCCGCCTCCGCTATACCGTCAAACGCCTGCACGCCTTCGCCATGACCCGGCTGGTGGAGAACCCAACCATCGCCATTAAGCCATTCACCCAAACAGACTTTTCGAACTTTCGAGATCAGGACGACGCCGCTTGACCAACACCAGCCAGACGCCACACCCGCCCCAGGGGGCGCGAGGACGCCAAGGGAAGGCACCACCAGCATGACCGAACAATGGGAAGTGATGTGGCGATGCACCGATGGACCATCGCCAGGGGCACCAACTAAAATACAGGAGGGGTGGGAACCGTTCGCCGCGACAAAGACCGGTATCTGGCTCCGCAGGCGTCTCACCGCGGAAATGCTGGCCAAACGACACCACGACGCACAGAACGACCCCGCGCGGCAGGCATCCGCGCGACAAGGATATTACCCCGATCAACGGGCACTGACTGAAGAAGAACAGCGGGAAATCACGCTCAGGGGAATGGCATGGCGTTGACCACACGACCGCTACCCGACACAACAAAAGCCCGAGGCGCGAACCCCGGGCTTCAGACTGACCGGCCCACACGCGGACCGGGATCTTCCATCGTCAACCCTCCGTCGGTGCCCGAATGCTCCATGTCGCATCCGGGCGGTGTATCCGAACCACCGTCCGCCGGTGGTCCTCCGACAAACGACGCGCGAACTGCTCCGCCCACGCATCGCTATCGCCTGCCCGAACCCACTTCTCGCGCTTCGGTTGCCCGGTCTCGATGTTGAACTCGGAAGTCGCGATGCTGAATGTGTAAGTCGCCATCGTCATTCTCCGTCAGGGGTTATCGGCAATTCGTCTGGCAAATCCGCCCGTCCTGGTTGCACACCGTCGTGCAATGCTGCGCCACGGCGGGAACCGTGACGATAAGGCTAAGCGCGAAAAGTGTGATAATCGTGAAGGTCTTCATGTTGTGTCTCCATTCATGCGCGGCGAACCGCGCGGGGGAAGTCAAAACGCCGTGGCCATCGCTCGCAGACGCACGATGTCCGTTCCGCGCATCCCCGCCACGTTCGCCAATGCCTGGCGCGCATAAGCCTGAGCCGCTCGGCGAACCTTCATTGGGCCACCGTACACACCAGCGCGGTTCAGCGATGCCTCTAAAGTCATCAAATCAGCGCGCCCAGCCAGTGGCGCGAACAGTGTCAGGTCAAGCAATTGATCAGTCATCTCATCATCTCCATCATGGCGCGGCGAACCGCGCGGGGTGTCAGGCGCGGCAAGTTGGGTGGCACTTCTCAATGCCGCACAATTGCGAGTGCCCCGCTTTCTTGTCCGCCGCCGCTCGCTTCGCCTTGTCTCGTTCCAGATCAATCCGCGCTTGCGGCGAACGTGAGTAGCGAAGCCACGCCGCTGCGTGCTTCAGGCAGGATCGCTCAAGGTTTGTCATCTGTCCGCTCCGGCTGTCTGTTTCGATGGAGGGGCCGAAGCCCCGGTTGTCAGATGAGGCCATCGAGGCCGACGTTGACGATCCGGCACGCCGCCATCTCAAAGTCCCACCGTGCCTTGCCAGTCGCGCGGAGAACCTCAAGCGCCGCCACCTTCTTCGCTCCGCGCGCCGCCCGGTAAGCAGCGCGGGCGGTTGCCTCAGCATTTTCGAGGGCGAGGTATTCGGCGTGCCATGCGGGATTGTGTGCCATGTCCGTGCTCCATCTGTGTTAAGTGGCGCGGCCGAAACCGCGCCGGGGAAAGTCATGCCGTCATCAACGTGTAGATCGTCCGGTAGTAGCGGCACTGCCCTTCGCCGCCGCGGTATCCGTTACCCAAACGAAGAACTTCGTTCTCGCTCTCGGTGTTGACCAACTTGCTACCAGAAAGCGCGCGGGCCATACGGAAAGGAACGGTGCCCTCAAAGGCGAAGTAATCAACGCGATACGTTCCGGGTTGGCACTCGGCGGTAACCGCTTCCTCGGTGCTGATGGTCAGCGTGTCAGTCTGGGTCAATTTGGCCTTGTCGCGAAGCCAGTTCAGTTCGTTTGCCATGTCCGTTGCTCCGTCTGTCCGTTTCGATGAAGCGAACATAACCGGGTGCAAACCGGACAGATATACACGATATCGCATGGCTGTCATGCCATAAACGTATATCCAGGATATCCATAAGGTGATAGCCATGCCGCATGGCAAACCGCACACGATCCATTCTGATCCGCTTCGAACCCGACGAACTGGCGGCACTCGATGCCTATTGTGCCGATCTTCGGCGCATGCACGGGGATGCTACAACGAGGTCGCATGTAGTGAGGACAGCAGTGGCCGATCTGATCGATGCACGCGCCCCCGCGCCCCTGAACACGCCCGCGTCAACCGCGGAACCAACCAGGATATCCGAAACCGAGATCATCAGATCAATGGTAAGCGACGCGATGGCGCTGGCTGGCGTAGCAGCTAAGGCTCGTTGGGAGGAGCGTCGTGAGATTGATCCTGATTCCGCGACGGAGTGGGAGTTGGTGATTGAGATATACGCATCAATGCACCGCGCCAGTTTGGATTAACGCTCTATAACCGCTTGACAATACACGGATGACCATGCCACACGCGATATGTGGCCTTTTCGCGACATACGGATTCCGCGCCGTCTTCCCGCGCCGAATCCAGCGGTAGCAATCCATGGCTCGTCGTTTGGACCCGACCAAACATGGAAGCCGTGGCGCGTAAGGAACTGGAAAGTCAGGGCTTTCCCGTCTTCCTCCCCATGCTTACGCGGCGCCTCCCCAACCGGCACACCCGAACCGAACCGCTGTTCGGGAGATACCTGTTTTCAGCCCCCCGCGTTGACGGCTACTGGTCCTCCATGCGCGGAACCCGAGGCGTCGCTGATGTCCTCCGCGACCCGACCGGACAACCATACTGGCTTAGCCCAGGTGCGATTTCCGATCTGATGGCCCGGGTCACGACTGAGGGACCACGCACCCCCGCGCTCTTGCCGGGAACCATCGTCAGAGCCCTCTCAGGCGTGTTCCAGGGCTTCACCGGCACGGTGACCATGGACACCGGCGAGCGTGTCCACCTGCTGCACAGCCTCTTTGGCCGCCCGGCAAGCGCATCCTACGCACCCGAAGACCTGGAGGCCGCGTGACCGAGGAAGATACCGCATATGTCGTTATCGTGTGGTCCACGGGACAGCCAATTACCGCCGCGGCCGCTTTATTCCCATCGCTGACCATTAGCGAAATCGGCAAATCACTCGGTCACTTCATGGCGAAATATCTGCCGCGGAGTTACGAACGCAAGTGGCCGAATGACACGGAAAGACAAAATGCGTGCCGCATCGCGCTTGAGCAATTCGTGTGTCGAAGAACGCCGGAGGCCGCGTGATGGCGAAGCTGACCACCAAGGCACGTGACGCACTGCCAACTTCCAAGTTCGCGGGACCTGATCGTTCCTATCCGGTCGAGAACCGGAGCCACGCCGCTAACGCCAAAAGCCGCGCATCGCAACAGGAAGCCAAAGGTAACATCAGCAAGGCAACCGAGGCCCGCATCGACGCCAAAGCCGATCGCGTCCTCGGCGAACGCAATCTGAACAGAACCGCCGACCGTGCCGTCGCACGTATCTCCAAGCCCACCCCGCCACGTTAGGAAGGACAGACACCATGGCCGCCGGAATGTACACCTCAACCCTGCCCGTCGTCGGCAGCACACTCGCCCCCTCCCTCGCAGGCTTCGGTGGCGCCGCCGGTCTGATGGCCCTCGATACCCAGACCCCCGCTGGCGGCATCCCTCAGACCGTCGCCGTCTCCATGACCTATCTCACCGCCCTCATCGCCTCGATGACCGTTAGCGCGCAGACCTCGACCGTCCACGCCGCCACGTCCAACACACCCGGCATTCTGGTCACCACCGAATCGCTCTCGACCGCCGCCGGCGCCGACTACACATTCACCTGGACCAACTCGCTCCTGGTCGCCGGCTCGCCCCCGCCATCCGTATCCATGATCGGCCTCTCCAATACCGGCGGACAGATCACCCTCAAATCCGTTACGAACGCGGTTGGATCGACTGTCATCATTTGGACCAATACCGGAACGACCGCGTTTAACGGAACAATGTTGATCGCGGGTCATATCTAACGTTGGCGTGATTTTAATCACTGAAAATCAGGTATGCCGGTAGGTGGTAAGCGAGCAGGGGCAGGAAGGAAAAAGGGCAGTCTCACCAAGAAGAACAGAGACATTGCCGAAAAAGCCCTTGCTGATGGTATCACCCCTCTTGAAGTCATGCTCAAGGCAATGCGCATGAAAGCTGACGATGGCGACTGGACAGGTGCAGCGGCTATCGCAAAAGACGCGGCTCCTTACATGCACGCTCGTCTCGCCTCGGTTGAGCAGACCGGTCCTGGTGGTGGCCCGATGATCACTGAGACAATTTATCGTTGGGCGTCTCCCGTGATGTTGCCGCCGCCCGCATGACTGTTCAGGTCATCACACTCCCGTTCACGCCGCGCGATTGGCAAGTGCCGCTGATCGAAGATCGCGCCCGCTCGCTCGTCGCCGTGGTCCATCGTCGTGCCGGTAAATCCACCGCGTTCGTCTGGCGTGGCTTACGTCAGGCACTGACCGAGGATCGTCGCCACATCCCGGCCGCCAGACGCAATCTGAGGGCCGATAAGCCGCGCGTGGTGCATGTCCTGCCCGCGCAGGTCATGTGGCAACGCACGGGCTTGTGGGACAAGGTAGCGCGGGCGGCTGACATGATCCCTGGTGCCGTCGCGATGAAGTCGGTGCTTCGCGTGGAACTGCCCAACGGGGGCGTTTACCAGTGCGGCGGCATGGACAAGCCGGACAGTTGGCGCGGCGGCTATGCGGACTCGGTGATCGAGGACGAGGCGGACGACGTGATCGCCACCGGGTTGGATATGGTAGTCGAGCCGATGCTGTCAGACTACGACGGCGCCCGCGTCAAGATCGGAACGCCCAAGGGCAACGGACGCCTCGCCGCGGCCTACGATGCCGCCGGCCACGATCCGCACGCCTCTCGCTATCTGCTGCCCTACACCGCGACCCACGCACTCGACGAAACGCAGGTGCAGCGGTTGCGCGAGACACTGGACGCCGAGGAGTTCGCGCAGGAACTCGAATGCTCATTCACGTCGCCGAACTCCGGCTCATATTACGGCAAGTGGCTCGATGAAGTCATCCGCGACGGTCGTGTGTGCCGCGTCACCTACGATCCAAAACTTCCTGTCTTCACGGCATGGGATTTAGGCATGGATGACAGCACCGCCATCTGGTGGTTCCAGCGTTCCCCCGGTGGCGAATGGCGCTGGCTTGAATATCATGAGGACAGCGGTCAAGGTTTCGACTACTACGCCAAGTTGTTGCACTCGAAACCATACGTTTACGGCAAGCACTACCTACCGCACGACATCGAGGTGCGCGAACTGAGCGCGGGCGGCAAATCGCGCCGCACGATGCTGACCGGCCTCGGCATCAAGCCGATCTTCGTGGTGCCCGCCGCCAATCCAGCCGACCGCGTGTCCGCCGTTCGCCAAATCCTGCCGCGCTCATGGTTCGACTCAAAGGGTTGCGAGGTCGGCCTGAAGAAGCTACGCGGTTACCGGCGCCAGTGGAATGAACACATGGGCGTGTGGCGCGCGGAACCCGTTCACGACGGTGCTTCGCATGGAAGCGACGCGATCGGCACCGGCGTTCAAGGTTCGACCGACCCGGAGAACGTGGCAAAGCCCATCCTCCCTCCCTTCGTCCATCGCCCGCTCCCGCCAACGTCCGGCGGTTGGGCCTCGATCTGAAAGGTACACCATGGCAGACAGCAAACTCGTTCGCGACGCGCAGGCCGGCGGCACGATGGGCAAGACGGCACCAGCCGGCGGCGGCCGCGACACGATGCCGAAAGGCGACGGGCTGAAACAGGGATGGTCGGATCAGACCAAGAAGCCCTCGGTCCTCACGGACATGAGCGCGGCCAAAAAGCGCGTGAAGTGACGCCAGACGAAGCCATCGCGCACCTGGAACAGTCCTTGCGCGAAAAGGACGACATCATCCAGGCGCAATACGCGGAACTCACATCGACGCGCGCCAGTCTCGATAAGGCCGTGGATATGCTGAACGAAATGCGCGCGGAACTGGACAGGAGACGGGCGATATCAGCGGCATGAATATAGATGACGAATTGTTGAAACTTGAAACTTCTATCAATGAGTTTCGCGCTCGTCTGAAGTCTCAGGGGAAATCCATGGGATTTATTCATCGGTCGAATGGATCAATCACATTGACTGTTTATGACAAAGAGCCGGGAGGAACCTTCTATATGGGGCCACCAGTTCAGGATCAGGCGACCAAGTCATGAATATTGAGAAGCTGCAATGTCCGGAATGCAGAGAATATACGCTGATCGTGTGCGATACGGAGAACAACCGCCAATGCAAGGCGTGCGGTTTCTCTGTCCTGGCATCTCAGATTTTCACTGTCGATGCCGAGACAGCGGCTAAGTTACTCAAGAGGGCTTCGTGATATGAACCCCAACGACCGCGACAACTTCGCGCCATCTTCTGGCAACTCGCCGTTTATCGAGCCGCGTGTTACGCCGGGCACGAATACCATCCGTCCGCCGCGTGTCGATCGGCCCGACCTGTTGGCACCGAAACCACCGAAGGATGCGCCTCAGATGACGTATCCGAAGGTGCGGCGCTGATGCCGCTAACGAAGAAAGGCGCTGAAATTAAGTCTGCCATGACCAAGGAATATGGCGAGAAGAAAGGCACAAGCGTCTTCTACGCCAGCAAGAATTCCGGTACGATCAAGGGCGTCGATAAGGCGAAACGGAAAGGCAAGAAGTAGTCTTGTCCTCAACTCTCGACAGTGACGACACGATCCAATCCGTTGGCGGCCGCAAATACCAGGACGTGGTGAACCGCGCGCACCGCCGCTGGCGCAAGTGCCACCAATGGGAACAATCCGCGCGCACGCATTGGCTTGAAGACCTACGTTTCGCTAACGGTGACGCTTACAACAATTGGCAATGGCCCGCTGAAGTCTTTCGCGACCGTGGCGCTCGTCCCTCCCTGACCGTGAACGAAACGCGCGTTCGCAACCTGCACATCATCAACGACGCCAAGCAGAACAAGTCCTCCGTCAAATACCGCCCCACGGGCAGCGGTGCCACTCAGGCTGCCGCCGAGGTCTATGAGGGCATGTATCGATCCATCGCCAACGTCAGCAACGCGCAGATGGCGCAAGGTATGGCGATTGAGTATCAGGTGGATGCGGGCCTTGGCTTTACGATTATCGAGGCGCGCTATCTTAGTCCAGACCCGAAACCTGGTCCGGAAGCGATGAACCAGGGAATTACCATCTCATCGTGCAAAAACCCGATGGGCGTGATGCTGGATTGCGATTGCGAGGAGCCTGACGGAACCGGCGCTCGTTACGGCTTCGTGTTCTCCGATCGTCCCAAGGACGAAGTGATCGAGGAACGCCCGGAACTGGAGAGCCGCCTGACGGTCGCGAACTCCGTTGATGGCAACGACGCCGGTTGGATACGCGACGATCATGTGCGCGAGTGTCGATATTACGAGGTAGAAGAGGAGAAAGACGAACTCGTTTGCGACGATGAGGGGGTGACGGCCTACCGTTCCGATGTGCCGGCGAAGCTGTTTCGCCAGTGGGAAGACGACGCGGAGGCAGAGGGCAAGAAGCTACGGCGCCGGGACGTGATCCGTAAGAAGGTCAAGTGCTACCTTATCATCGGCAACGACGTGGTTGGCGAGCCGGATGATCTGCCGGGAACGTGCGTGCCAATCATCCCGTGGAATGGCCGCATCACGCTGATCGACAAGCGGTTGGACCGTGTGTCACATACGCGCGGCATGATCGATGCGCAGCGGATGTTGAATTACAACTGGTCCGCTTCAATTGAATACGGTGCGCTTCAGAGCAAGTCGCCGTGGCTTTCGCCAGTCGCCGCGATTGGCGATTACATGACGTATTATTCCACGTCGAACGTGGTCAACCATGGCGTCATTCCGTGGGTGCATCGTGACGAGGAAGGGCGGGAAATCCCGGCGCCGACCAAGATGCAGCCGCCGACCGCCGCGCCGGTTTACATGGAGGGCGTGCAACTCGCGCAGCAGTTCATGCAGAGTGCCAGTGGCCAATACGAGGCCACGATGGGGCAACCGGGCAATGAGCGAAGCGGCAAAGCGATTAACGAACGTCAGCGCCAGGGCGACCGTGCCACCTACCACTTCATCGACAACCAGGCGCTCGCCATCCGCCGCCAGGGCACGATCATCAAGGAGTGGATACCGATTATTTACGATACGGTTCGCGTCGCCAAGATCATCAACGCCAAGGACGAAGAGGAAGAGGTCCAGATCGATCCGAACTCGCAAGAGGCGCACCGCGAGAAGCGTATCGGCGATGCGATCCAACGCATTTTCAACCCGAATATCGGCAATTATGAGGTCGTGTCGGACGTTGGGCCGGACTACGCCACGCAACGACAGGAGGCGTTCAACGCCATCGTGCAGATCCTGACGCAGGCGCCGGACCTCATCAACAAGATTGGCGATTTGCTGTTCAAGGTCGCTGACTTCCCGCTCGCGGACGAAATGGCCGAGCGGCTGAAGCCGGGCCTCGATCCGCAGGCGCAGGCTGCGATGACGCAGCTACAGACGGCGCTCACGGCCGCGCAGGCCAAGGGCATGAATACCGAGAAGCTACTCGCTGAGGCGATGCAGGCGCTGACCGAGGAACGGCTCAAGGTCAAGGCGAAGGACAGCGACAACACGATTGACGCCTTTGACGCGGACACCAAGCGCCTCGCGGTGGTCAAGGACATGATCCCGATGGAGCCGGACGCCATGCGGCTGCTGGTCATGCAGACGGTCAAGCAGGCGTTGCAAGACAATCTCGGCCCGATCGTGGCGAGCCTACGCGGCGGCCTGGAACAATCCACGAGCGCGGCCGGCCCGCCCGGTGCTACAGGTGCGTTGCCGGTGCGCGTGCCCGATGTGGGCCAGCAGGCGGCGCAGCCAGGGGGTATGTGATGGGCGAGCAGATGGCGTTGATGCCAATCCCGACCGATGCCGAGCGCATTCTGTTGGCACGGTTGTTGGATGCGCGCGCCGAGATCGCGGTGTTGCGGGTGCAGATGGCCGCGTCGTGGGAGCGTGAGAAGGCGATGGACGCGACGAACCGAGACCTGCGGCGGGAGTTGCTGGAGGCGCACGACATCGCTGGCCGGGCGGAGGGTGCGGCCGAGGTCGAGGCCCAAGAACTGATCCAACGGCATTGGACATGCGCTCCCGACACTGACAGGCGGATGATGGGACGATGACCTTGAAATCCCCGCACATCGGCCGCCGCACCGCTGAACCATCCCGCCTGTCCGGCGCCGCCACTGGCCTCAACGCGCACCGCATGGTCGCCGAGGTCGCGGTGAGCATGGCGGAGGAGTATTTCGAGACGTTCGCCGCCGACAATGCCTTTTATCGGGCAATCCGGGCGCAGGGGCAGATCACCGAGAAGGCGGCGCGGCTCGTGTTCGTGGAGCGGGTGGCACCGCGGCTGCTCGAGGACGCGCGCCGGGCGTTGACGGACTGCCTCACGATGGGCGACGACGTGATGCCGAAGAGGCAAAAGGACGAGATCGCGGCGGCGCTGATTCTGGACACGGATTTGCGGGCGAACCGATTCGTGGCGGAAGAGAACGCGACCATTCCGAGCGTGTTGCATTGAGCGGTGGCGCGTAATCCGTTGCAACCGAATGACTATTTTCCGAATTGCGCCTTGATGGTGGTTCTGGTCCGACCGACCACATGCCAACCGCGTCGCATGAACAGTCCAGCGATGTTCTGCTTCGCGACACCGTATCGCGCGGATAGTTTGCGGTATCCAATCCCGCTTTCGTATAGCGCACGGGCTTCGTCCACATCGAATGACGGCTTGGCGTGTTCCCTAAGATGATCGATATCGCTCATGACTTCGAGGTTGCTCAACCGGTTGTCAGTTTTCCTGCCGTTGATGTGGTGGACGTGTTCCCATGTGGCGAGCCTTCGACCGAGATGCTCTTCCATGACGCGGCGATGCTCGTAAACCTGTTGCCCGTTCTCGCTGACCATACGGTATCCGGCGGCGTTCAAACCGTGCTTGAACATGCTTCGATTGTGGCAATGGCGGCTACAGAACCGCTTTCGCGTGCTACTTTCGTATTTGAGGAATTGGATACCGCAGAACGCGCAATGGACAGATATTTTCATGGTGTTAGCAACATACCATGCCCATCCGCGTTCGGCAACATCCGCCGCTACGGCCTCGCCGGCCTGATGGCGGGCGGTGGCGCGGCGGCGGGACTGCAAACCCCATCCGGCGGGGATCAGCCGTGACGACTGAACAGGTGAACGCATGAGCGAAACCACGCAGCAAGAACCGACTGAATCCGCCCCTGTCGCCGACCCGGCTGC